CAGAAGCTACAATTACGCCCGTTAAAAAAGTTGCGTTTATGGCTCGCCCATATGAAAGTCAAGACAGAATTAAAAAAGAAGAAGACGAGATAGAAAAACTATTAGAAGAACAACAAAGCAAAAATAATGAGCAAACAGAAACGCAACAAGATGATGACGCAGAGCTAAATGCAGAAGAAAAAACATTTAAACAAAGGTATTCAGATTTACGTAGGCACCAACAAAAACAAGCAGATGAACACAAAAATGAAATCCTTAAATTAAAAGAACAACTTTCTTTAGCTACTAAAAAAGAATTTAAACTTCCTAAAACAGATATTGAAATTGAGGAGTGGGCTAAACAATATCCAGATGTTGCGGCAATCGTAGAAACTATTGCTATGCGAAAAGCATCAGAGCAAACTACTGATATAGAAAATAAGTTGCGTAGTTTAGATGAAGAAAGATTACAGATAGCTAAAGAGAAAGCCGAAACAGAACTGTATCAATTACATCCTGATTTTGATAGTATTAGAAATAGTGACGAATTTCACAGTTGGGCGGAAGAACAGCCTAAATGGATTCAACAAGCTTTATATGAAAATGATACCGACGCACAAGCTGCTGCTCGTGCTATTGATTTATATAAAGCAGATACGCAAAAAAATAATAATAAGTTATCTAAAGATAGCAAAGATGCAGCTAAATCTGTTAGGACACGAGGTGAAAGAAGTCGTCCTACAGAAGTAGATACGTCAGGGACTTTTAAAGAATCTGATGTAGAAAAAATGTCAACTCAAGAATACGAACGTAATTCAGAAGCTATTATGGACGCTATTCGTACTGGTAAATTTATTTACGATTTATCTGGTTCTGCTAGATAAAAGTAGTTGACATATATACTAGAATATGGTATAACTATATATACAATAACATTTATATAGCCCTATTTAATATATAGCTACCTATATAAATGTTGTATTAGTATTTCAAAGCTACCCATTAAAGTAAGCCTACTATAACTAGGCCAGTTAATAGTACTACCTTATAGATAATGGTCCTTATGAAATAGGTAACAATAGCGTTGTTTCGATAACGCATAGGTATGTCGTAAAATGCAAGGAGAAAACAAATGGCATTTTCAACTGCTCCCGGCTACGGCAACCTGCCTAATGGTAATTTTTCACCAGTTATCTATTCAAAGCAGGTTCAAGTAGCCTTTCGTAAGGCTTCTATTGTAGAAGCTATTACTAATTCAGACTACTTTGGCGAAATCGCCAACATGGGCGATACCGTCCGTGTAATTAAAGAGCCAGAAATTACTGTCAAAGCATACTCCCGTGGTACTACAATTACTCCACAGGATATTGATGACGAAGATTTCTCGCTTACTATCGACAAAGCAAACTATTTTGCTTTTAAAGTTGATGATATTGAAGAGGCTCACAGTCATGTGAACTTCCAGCAGCTAGCTACTGATCGTGCAGCATATCGTCTTGCCGATCAGTTTGACCAAGACGTTCTTGGCTATCTTGCTGGATTTAAACAGTCTGCTCTTCATGCTAATGCTGATACTGTTAACACTACTGTTAACGGTTCGGTAGCTGTAGCTACTGCTGGCACTGATGAACTTCTTTCCAGCATGAAACTAGATGCAAGTGACTTTACTAATACTAGCGGCACTGCTGGTAGCGCCAATAGTTCAATTGGTCTTGAGCCACGTGCTCCTGGTGCTACTGCTACTAAGTCAGCTACTGCTGGTAACGCATTTCCTCTTCAGGTAGTTGCGCGTATGTCACGCCTACTTGACCAGCAGAATGTTGACACAGCAAATCGCTGGCTAGTTGTTGATCCAGTATTCCTTGAAATCCTAAAAGATGAAGACTCTCGTCTTTTCAATTACGATGGTGGTCCTGCCGCAGAACTCCGCAACGGCCTAGTCGTAAATAATCTTCATGGCTTTAAGGTTTACGTTTCAAATAACCTACCTTCAGTTGGTACTGGTCCTTCTACTACAGGCGGTACCAATGCTAGCAACTACGGTCTTATTGTTGCTGGGCATATGTCTTCAGTAGCAACTGCCGAGCAAATTAATAAGACTGAAACTTATCGCGACCCTGACAGCTTTGCTGACATTGTGCGGGGTATGCATCTGTATGGCCGCAAGATTCTTCGTCCAGAAGGTCTTGTTAACGCCCGTTACAACCTAGTCTAAGGAGGCTGAACTATGGCTACTGTTACTACCCTAGCTTCGTCCGTCCGTAACCCAGGTGCGCGCGGACGTAGCCCATACTATGTTCAGAATGAAATTGATTTTGCAGCCGCTGCTACCGCTAAAGGTACCGCTCTTGCTGCTTCCGATATCATTCAGGCAATTACTGTTCCAGCCAATACTATGATTATGGCCGCAGGTTTTGAAGTTACTACTGTTCATGCAGGTACTTCAACAGACTGTGCTCTTGATCTTGGTGTTACTGGCGGTGACGTAGACGCATTTGTTGACGGCTTTGATTTTGACGCTGCGTCTGCTGGCGACTATGCTACACCTGTTTCTCCAGGTGCCGCCATTGTTGCTGGTACTGCTGACACGCTAGATGTTCTAATTGCCGCACAGACAGGCACAACTACAGCGGGTAAAATCCGTGTGTTTGCTTGGCTATCAAATGTTGACGACATTGGTTCTCTTAGTGCCGATGAAGTTGATCGCGATACGCTTGCATAACTATGTATTGGGGTGGGGTTTAATTGCCCCACTCCTTTACTACTGTGGAATTTTTTATGGCAACTACATTTTTAACTTTAGTAAATGAAACGCTTCGTCGTTTAAACGAAGTTGAAATTGCAGCAGTAGATTTTTCTGCTGCTATTGGCTTTAGAGCACAAGTTAAGGATGCTGTAAATGCTGCCTTACATGAAATTTCACAACGGGAATACTTTTTTCCTTTTAATCATACTACCGGTTCTTTAACATTAGTGTCTGGAACTAAAACGTATAGTTTAGCTGCCGATGTTAAGATTGTTGATTGGAATACTTTTAGAATTAACTACGATGCTGGTTTAAGTTTCGACGCTAAAAAACTAACGCAGATAAATTACAATACATATTTAACTAGATATTTTGAAAGAGATAGCACGGCAACCAGTAGCGACTATGCAGCGCCACTTTACGTTTATAGAACTCCTGATAATTTAGCAGGATTTACGCCAATACCTAACGGTGCGTATTCTGTTTCTTACGATTACTATGCATACAATACTGATCTTGCTGCAAGTACAGATACAATGACAGTCCCTGACGCATTTAAACATGTGGTTATTGATGGCGCATTGTACCATGCGTATATGTTTCGAGATAATTCACAGCAAGCCGCTCTTGCAAAACAAAAATTTGATTTTGGTATAGACCACATGCGATCTATTTTAATTAATCGTTACACGGAAGTTAGAGATACGCGAGTTGGACGTTTGCTTAATACACCTCCGGGTAATATTTAATGGCAGACGGTTACAGAGATTCTACCTTTTTATCAAGAGGTGGGTTATTTACAAACGAAGATGCATTATTTTTAGCAAACCAAAATCCTGGTGCAGCTACTAGACTACTTAACTTTGAAGTATCGCAATTTGGTGGGTATCGTCGCATTAATGGTTACGAATATTACGATGCAACGTATCCAACTGTTCCTGGTTTAGGTAAGGTTTTAGGTGTCTGGATTCATAGTGACACTGTATATGCTGCCAGACGTAACAGCGGGGACGATACCGGAAGTTTAGGGACTAATCCATTTTCAGTAACAGAAGACAGTCCAACGGTTACTGTAACCCACACATCACACGGTTTAAGTGTTGGTGCATTTGTTACGTTCTCTAACGCAAGTGTTTTTGCTGGCATTAATGTAAACAGTGAATATGTAGTAGCTAGTGTAGTTAATGCAAATACATATACTTTTACCCACACAGCAAACGCAGACTCTACTACTTCCGGCGGTGGCGCTTCTGTATCTTACTCTTACAGCTATTACTATTCAGTTTATAAATTTAATGCTGGAGTAGGTTGGGGGAGTGATATTACAACTGGTACTCGCTCTGCAATTGGTGTTAATAAACTTCGCACTACAGAACATAGTTTTACAGGTTCAGAAGTTCATATTGTTACAGATGGTGTAAACCGCCCTTTCCGGCATAACGGAACTACATACATCGAAATATATGATCGACAAGGGACATCAGATACTGATACCGAAGATCAACTATCGAATATTTTTGATACTAGTAACGGCGATGCTACAGTAAATGTTACTCATGTAGGTCATGGTCTTGCCGTAGGTGACACTGTACGATTTAGTAACATCGATGTAAATTTAGGAGGTGAAAACGCCAATAATAAAGACTACACTGTTACCGTAATCGTGGATGCCGATAACTACGAGTTTGAATTAAGTTCTCCATCTACCGTATCAACTCAAAACAATGTAGGCGGTACGGCAATAAATTGGTTTTACACTTTAGTCGGAACCGGAACAAAAAATGTAACTTCAGCAAAGTACAACACTGATTTTAGAAATCATATATTTTTTGCTGGGATGTCTGATAATCCAAACTTTTTAGTTTTTAGTTCTCCAAATACAGATTTAAATTATCAACCAGCAACTGGTGCTGGTGTTATTAATATAGGTTTTACCATCACAGGGATTGTAAAATTCCGAGATAATTTATATATATTTGGATCTGATAAAATTAAAAGATTAGTAGGTAATAGTTCTGCTGATTTTGTTTTACAAGAAGTTACTAATAACATCGGTTGTATCGCTCCTGATAGTATTATAGAAATCGGTGGTGATATTTTATTCTTGGCGTCTGATGGTATCAGACCTATTCAGGGTACAGCGCGTATCGGTGATATTGAATTAGAGACTATATCAAAACCGATTCAGCAGATTCTTCAAGCTCTTCCTACTAATCAAGACTTAGATGATATGTGTTCAGTAGTTATTAGAGCTAAGACTCAGTTTAGATATTTCTTCCCTTCCGCAGTTTCAAGTGCTGATAGCGAAGGCATCATAGGTGGGATAAGATTTGCAAATCAACGCACCGGATGGGAGTTTGGACAACTACTAGGAATACAAGCAACCG